TTGTCTTTCAACCAAATAGTCAGTTTGTTCTGTAAACTCTGAAAATGATATACCGTTAAAATCGCTACCTATGATCCGGTAGTGGTGTTTGAACGATTTGAGCCTTTCGTAAAAATTGCCTTTAATCTGCTCGTCTTGTTGGACAGCAGAAAGGCACGTTCCAAAAAACGGATGTTTTCTTCCCCCTCTACTATCTGTTCAACAATATCCATGGTGGTATTTATCGGCATTGCCAGATATTCATCAACAGTCTTGTTGAGTAAAGAAGCAAACCACTTGCATAAATCTTCTTGAGCAAATTCGAGCAACTGGCCAATGACAGTATGTCCTATCTTTTCGGCCATGTCTTTAACTTTTTCGGCAGCGGGCTTTTCATCTTCTGAATTTGTATTGTCAGAAGTGAAAATATTAGCAATGCCACTCTGGATCTTATAAACCTTGGTAAGCATACTAACAACCGTGAGCATATCCCCAGTTGTTAGTTGCCGTATCATCACCTTTTCAATCTGCTGTTCCATGGTCTGCCTCTTTCAAATTGAATTTGTTAGGTTGTTGGGTAGTAGACTTCGTAAGGCTCTGTGTCCAATGCGTCAGGGCTAAAATGTGCGCTGAACGTAAGGGCAATAACAGACTCGTCCTTGTCATTGAACCCGATTTCGAAGTTTCCATCTTGCAAAGGATTGTTTACGATGAAAATACATGGTTGATTTTTTGAAATATCCTGCCCAACAAGTGCAATATTGGTTGGATAATCACCAGAAACAATGCCAAGTGAACGGGTAATCTTTTTGTGGGTTGTGCTGCTAACAGGGTAATCAGCAGCAGAAGAACCAGGAAGTGCAAGGGTGAGCAACTCTGCGGAAAACTCCACGATGTTTGCAGTTACCTTTGCATCCACGTTTGTTATGCGCCGTCCGCCCTTAACTTTACCTCTTGCTCCATCGACTTCCATTACCCGGTATTCGGTCTCAATGGTAATGGTGTTACCTCCACGGGTAGCACCGAGTGAGGTAGTATTCAGGCCGTTTGTTCCGAGCGTAAAAGTAGTATCGGCTGTCGTGATGGTTACAAGGTCGGAAATTGAATCTCCTGTAACAGTAATTACCGCCGAATTGGCAGTAGAAGTAATGCCAGCCATTGCAGTAATAAGAGCGTTCAAATTAGTTGCTGTTGCTGAATCGGACACCTCAACATTGAACTGGTCGCCAGTTGCACCGGAAGCAACGCATGTAAATGTTTTGGTCGTGGTTGCACCGCCAGTTGTTACAGATACCGTGATTGCATCGGTTGCAATCACCGAAGCAAGAGTAATGGTGCGAACAGGGATACCATAATTTTTGTAAATGGCCCCTGAATCAATTAAAAACTTCTGATAAGTCGTGGATGTTATCCCGTGTTGACGTGCCATTGTTAAGCTCCTTTATAACTGTGCGCTAAATGTTTTTCGACAAGCCCTTGCCTGAAATTGGATATTGTATTGTATCTCTCTTTGATCTTCACCATACACAAAGCCAAAAGAAAACCGCCTCATTCGTATGTATGCGTAATCATCTGAATTTAATATTTTATTGTCAAGTACATGCTCAATTCTTTTCGATGCAGCATTACAACTCACTCTGCTTTTATTAAAATCAAAATAATCTATGTACACATTAAAAACACTTATTACCAAGTCAACGTCATCGCAATCCTCTTCCCGTATCACAATATAGGGGAGAGTAGCTGTCTCTGGGGCGTTATCTGCGAATATCGCAGGGCTTGATTGAAAGGTTGTGACCAATGCGGCAAGGGCACTATCAGCTTTCAATGCGGCAATAATAGGCGCCTCAATCAAGCCAACGCTCCTGTAATTGCTTTGTCACCTCGCCAGATACCTCAAGCAAAGCAGGGACAATAAACGGCTTTGGGGTAATCTTTCCTACATTACCACCTTTCGGCTGTGCATATTTCCCTTTTTTTGTCTTGATATTTGACGACACCCTAAACTTACCCGTTTTCTTTTTGTGCTTTCTGTCTTTTGTTCCGAGTTCGAGAAGATGGGCATGTTGCGCCGGGGATGCTGGGCCCACTATCACAGAATCCGGCCCCACTTCCTTCCACGTTATCCCCTTTATCAAATTCCCTGAATGTTTCTTGAAATTCTGCCTCGCCTTTTTCTTTATCGCCCTCGTTCCTATTAGTGCTGCTTTCCTGAGGTTTCTTTTCCTTGACGATTCCAGATCCTTCACGATGGCACTCTGGAAGCTCGTGTATTTTACATGCAATCCCATTCATTTTACCGCCTCTCTAAGCAAGTTACTATTTTCATAATACCACGCTCTTGTATATCCTCTACACAAAGTACCTCGAAATACCTTGACCCATATTTAATCCTGTCGCTTTCGGCAATCGTTATCGCTCCACGGATCTTTATAATGTGACTTGCATCAACGTTTACACTTCGGTATTGATATACCTGAGTTGCCTTTATTGGTGATATTGCAGCCCATACCGTCCTTGCATCGCTCCAGGTATCAGTTACTCCACCAATACCATCCAATGTGGATGTTTTTGTCTGGACAATAACCCTCTTTTTGCACTCGCTCGAAAGCGTTTTATCACCTTGTCTTACTATCATACCATGTAATGCACTTTGGTTTGATACAATATATCGTAGAACGCTTTAGGTATTGGAACTTCCCCAGCACGATTCTCGTAAGCCCACGATATGCCCAACAATATAGCATGTTTAACGTCTTCAGGAACACTTGCAGCCGTTGCGCCATATCCGGCAGTAAACCGAATCACAATCCCGCTCGTTTCCCTCAATGAAGTTGTTGGCCAGCTTTTGCTATCTTTTATAGTGATAAAGCCTGGGTCAGAAGATGTGTCGATTCTAAAATCTGATAGAGTCAACGTTGTTTCAACGTCATCTTGATCATAAGTTTTAATTGACGTTACCCCTAGCAAAGGAGAGCGAGGCAGATACAATCCATTTCCTTCGGGGTAATCGTCAATAGTGTAGTCCCATGTGGTAGTGATGTAAGAACGCCATTGGTAGTTTTCAGCAATGGTGCGTATAACCTTGATTGTAGAGGTAAACCAAGCATCCTCTGTGCCACTATCAGCATGGCATTGTGCTAAAGTCTCTGCCAAGGTAACAGGCTCCGAACTCGGAGCCGTCACCAGCTTTAACCTTTTATCAATGATTGTATTTCCGATCATTATGCTGTCTTCGTTACCGTTTTAGAGTAAAATGGGAAAAAGACAATTTCGCCAACGGTAGCACTTTTGACTTTAACAACACCGACTCGCTGAATGATCTGACCTGCACCACTTGGGGCAGAAAGTGACCATCCACCAGCAGTAGTGCTCAAGTAAACAGGATCACCGACTGCCGATGCGCTGTTTGTGTTCTGTGCCGTTAAAGTGTACTGACCGAGTGCAAGTCCGGCAGCGGTATCAGCAACATTGGCACCAGCAACAAACTCTGCACACTTGGCAGGGTCGGAAGCATCGGCATCAGCTTTGCCCATTTTAAGTTTTCCACTTACCGTATCATACCCGATAACATAAAGAAGATCCCCGGCAGTTATTGCACCAGATGCGATATATGGGACAGATGGGATTATCTCACCAGTCACATTGCCAGTTACATTGCCTGTCACGTTACCAGTGACGTTTCCCGTAACGTTTCCAGTTACATTACCAGTAAGCCCACTGCCAGCCGAGGCCACATGGTTAGTACCATCGAGCGTAAGCAGGGTATTACCTGCGGCATCGATAAATACCTGGTTACCATTTATCCATTCACATCTAACGTTCGAATACATGGTTTCCCCCGTTATGCGGTAGCAGTTGGTTTGTACATAACATCTTCGATCATCGAAGTGACAAGCAGGTTGGCAGCGTTGCTATTTGCATAGCTTAAGCCAACGTATTTGCCAGCCGGGACGGTTGCCGGATCAATGCAAAAATCAATAACAAAGTTACCACTCGAATCTCCGATGGTGAACTCTTTTGCGGCAGTCTGCGCAACACCATCTTTATAGATCGGAACATTTGACGGCCATGCGGCAGCGTTGGTTCCGGCAGCATCATCGGCATATTTGAGAGATAAAACGAGATCGGCAGCGTTTCCCATAGTTGCAATTGCTCTCAAATTAATGGCATTTGTACCGGCAGTGGGAAGCAAATAAGCTTGTGCCCCGGTTCCGGTAGTTTGCAATGCAAGTAATACTCTGGTTCTGAACCACTCAACTAACTTAGTAAACATCATATCCCCTTTTTTTAAAGTGTTAAGTGTGCGGAATTACCCGCACACAATTAGAATCAATTAACGAGTTGCAATAGTCACAATGCCACTACGGGTATTGGAACTATTTTTCAATGTCACCGCATAATTCTTCATGGGTGCGCCGTTCACTCGGAAAATCGAGCGGAACGTATTTTCGGCAGCCAAGAATTGAACATGGATAGACATTTCTGTGTTGATATCGCCTTTTGTTACAAGAGCGTAATCGTTCATATCGGCAAGAATAATATCGCCAACCGAACCCATGGCAGAACAGTTGTCCGTGTAGTAAACAGGGATACCACGGAGACGGTCTACTGCATCAGGCCCCATACCAGCAGGCATATACACAGGGTAGCCAGCGGTTCCGGCAGGGAGGGTAAGCAGTTCAAGCTGTACCCGTGCGTCTGGGTGTGCAATCCATACGCAACGTCCAGGCTTTTTCACCCGTGCAAGCATTTTGATAATGTTTGCATATACGATAGTTGCAGCTACCTGGCCAGATTCTTTGGCAACTTCAATTTTTGATCCACTGGTAATAAGCCCCACACATTTGCCAACGCCGTTACCACTGATAATCGATGATTCAAGTTCACGGGTGATTGATTCCTCAAGCGCTCTCATCCATAATGCACTTGAAAAACTTGCATCCTGTGCAAGATTCATGGTTTGATAAGAAATAGCCATGAGCTGTTGCAGCTTGATTTCTCGTTCTTCAAACTGTGGCTTTGTGGCAGTAACCGTACCGGCTTCGGAAGCCCAATAAGCAATAACTCCACCCCATACGGAAGATGCAACGGAAGTTTCCTTTACATCAGTCCACGAAACACGGTCGGCATTGCTCGACACGCTAAAGCGACTTGCAAGGCCGATAATTGGGCTATTTGCAACGATACTTTCAAGCATTCCCTGCGCAAAGTCTTTCTGGACAAGGAAACCACCATCGGCACCAACGCCAGTGTTACCGCCAGATGCATTCTGAACCTTTAAAAGCCGTTCGTCAACAGATCCAGTAAGAGTGTGATTCTGGATAGACAAAAGTTGATCACTTAAGTTTTTGAACGGCCCTGGTTCTCGCTCATTGCCTACCAGTACATCCTCGATTTTTGCCGGAGGAGTTACGGGGGCAGAAACTGACTTTGCTCGGTCGGCAGCTTTGTTTTCGATTTCTACCATTTTCAACGCATTTTCAAACTCTTTCTCAAGAGATTCATACTTTTTCGTTTCTTCGTCGTTGAAAGTGCGATTTTCGAGCTTTGCTTTTTCGAGCAATTCACGGAGTGCTTTTTCGCAGTTCTGTGCGATCAATTTGTAATTCATTTTACCCCCAAAAGTTTCGAGCGCATACTCATGTGCCCAATGATATGTTCAATGTGACCATTCTTTACTTGTGCTTCTGCCTTCAATCTTTCTTGTTCTTCTGTAATTGCATCAACAGGTATATTTTTAAAGCCTCTTTTATCCATGTTGATCCCGTTTACAAACATTAAATCGCCGTTGAAAGCCATGTTTGTAATCATGCCAGAATCAACAGAATCAGCAAAACCTAACTCAACAGCATCTTTCCCGCTCATCCAAGTTTCGGCATCCATCATTTCAGATACCTTTTCTTTCGAGACCGAAGCCCTCGTTGAGTAAATATCAATAATATCATCCTTTGTCATGTCAAGTTGTTCTGCAAACTTTTTTAAATCGGCAGCAGTTGCCATTATGTACCCAACAATTGCAGGGTTGTGGATCATTACTCTTGATCCGATTGATACGACTCGCTCTTTGCATCCTTGCATTACAACAGAAGCAATAGAGGCAGCTACTCCAGTAACAATCGCCCTTGTATTACCAGCAAAAGATTTAAGGAAAGAGTAAATAGCAATGCCAGCAAACACCGAACCGCCATCAGAGTTGATATACACATCGACATTTTTAATTTTCTTTGTGTCAATACTATCAAGCTGGTCTTTTATCCACTTTGGCGATACGTCCTCATCCCATACCTTTTCACCAACAATAAGACCGCTGATAAGTATATCCTGGGTATCTGATTTTTTATTTTCAAACGTTATCGGCATCGGTATTACTTTCGTTATTTTGTTCTTTTCCAGCCTCTACCATGTTTACAGGTTGCAAATATATGTCACCATTAGGAATAGGCATCTCGTTTTGCTTTTTTCGTATATCGTTCACGCTATAAACGCCCATATATCGGTAAATCTGGTACGCTTCTGCCCTGCTTTTCGAATCTCCACGCAGTAAACCATCAATATTAAATTCGAAAAAATACCCTTTTTCGCGCTGTTCTTTGGTCAACAATTGAGTATTTACAGCAAATTCAAACCGTTTATACACTGGTAGCATGGTATATTGAACAAATTCAAGCGACTGATGTTCGATATTGTTGTTGGTTGACCGCTCAAGATTTTGGATCAAATGAGGCGGGACACGATAAATACCACATATTTTTTGATCATTAAGTTTTGCCCCCTCAATGAATTGTGCGTCTGTAAACTTCATACTGTGCGGGGTATATTTTGCTCCATCCTCAAGAATCAATGGAGTACCGGTAAGCATACCAGTATAATTATCTTTTAAGTTCGCAGCAAACCGCTTCATTGCTTCATTTTCAAGGTGCCCAGGTAGCTCGATAACGGCAGAAGGAGAAATTCCATTCTTGAAAAAGTTATTGCTGTATGTTTCGTAGTATTTCGTGGTTGTAAGGGTATTTGACATTACCTCTATCGGTGTAAGTCCAACTATTCCATCAAATGAAGGGCCTGGGACATGGAAAATATCATCACGAGTATAAACATTCGAGCCTATTTTATAATTGATCCTTCCGGTGTCTTTGTTGCGGTACGGCAAAACAGAAGGGGCAGGGATGTAGTAAAGCCCAACTATATCACCAAATGTGTTTTTTAACTTCTGGAAATAAGCGTTACCCATTAAGTCAATGTCGTACGATGCAGCTTCGAAAGCCGGAAGTGCCCCGTATTGATCCCCATTTACCTCGCAGATCACGTATTTAAACAGATCAGCCAATTCGGTATCATCGCTCGGTTCCCTGGTTCCATTTGGATTCTTTTTGTACTCAACGAGCGGGGCACTAATAAAAGTTTCGGCACGAACACGAACGCAGGAAAAAACAGTAGCAAACTTTATAGCCGTTTCTTTTGAAAGATCATCAATAGCAGTAGATTGACCGGACAACCATAGACGACTATAGTTTGAAAGGTTTGTAAAGCTAAAAAATTTTTTAATTTTCCCTAAAAAATTCATGCTTTTTTCTCATTTTGTTCCTCTGCCTATTTGCAATATACACTTAAAAAATTTATTTTGCAAATTTTATTCACGCCACATTTCAGAAAGCGAAATCATTCCACGCTGTGAGTATATCATTTCTTCCGATTTTTCGGAAATAATACCGGTCATAGCATTTATTAATGCTGCGGCAAGGTCTACCCTTTGGGTGGATCCTGCGCTTGTCTTTGATATTTTTATGTTGCCGTTAGTATCCGATTGCTCAATAGCATTGGATAGGCACCAGGTAAGGATTGGATTGCCATCATGTACAACCTTGCCCTGCAATATCATTTCTCTTAGCAGCTTTGTTGGCTCGCTCAGACTCCTTACCCCCTGCCTCACCTCTACGCAGGTATATCCTTTTGTGGTCATGTTGATACTAAGCTGGCTTGAGCTGTACGGATCATACCGTATCTGCTTAACTTTCCACCCGTAGTCTTGCTCTGTATCGATTATATCAACCATAACTTCGTTATCATCGATCACTGCCCCATCGATGATGGTGCACCACCCGTCTTGCGCCCAATGTCGGTACGGTACCCGATCGGTTTGCTCTTGCCGAATAGCAGCATCATGCGGAATATAAGCATGTGACGTAACAGCAACACGCCCATCATCAAGCTTGAAGACATAAGCAGTGCCGGTAAGGTCTATCTTACGTGATAGATCCAGGCCACAATAACACTGTCTACTACGTACCAAAGAGTGAAAGGCTTCTTTTGTTATAGCCGATTCTTTCCATTTGTCCATGCACATACTAAAGCACCTGTTCGCAGCATCGTATTGCCACCTGTTAGCACGTTTTATCATCCACTGCCTGATTTTTGATATATCACCAGAGCCAAAGGCGAGATCGTGTTCACTCTTTACTGTGGAAAAAAGCTCTTTGCTGTACTCTGTGTTGTCTTGGAAAATTGGGTTCGATTTTACCCATAGGCTCGTATCGTGTACATCATCGTCTTTGTCCAATTCGTAGATTATCCCAAAATAATCCTCGTTGACTATAACACCATCAAGAATCTTTTTGACAATATCATCTTCAATCTTGCACGGTTTGTTTTCCGCATCCTCTCCGGCAGTAGTGATTATAAACTCTAGGCATTGCGCCCTCTTGCCCTTGCCTGACGAGGTAACGTCTTTAACAAGGCTGTTAGGGTGTGCATGGTATTCATCAATCACGATAAAGCATGGGGCACCACCATCTTTGTTCTTTGTGTCTTTGGAGAGCTTCTTGATTGCTCCACCACGGGACAGATGGGAAATTGCGCCCTTTTTAATATTTAGCCTGCTTTTTATCTTTTCTGA